GGGAAGGCGAAAGAACGTTTCCGGAGATCGTGGCGCTTATTCATTCGGAGGTATCCGAAGCGCTGGAGGAATACCGCGACGGGAAGCCGCTTCTTTATTTCCCTTGCAACGCTGGCGGGGTTTGTTGCGAAGAGGACGGAAGCGCGCATTGCGGAAGCCGCCCTTACGATCCGGAAAATCCGAACGCCCGTTGTTCCGCGCAGAGCAAGAAGCCCGAAGGGACCGCGGCAGAGCTTGCCGACGTGATTATTCGCGTTCTTGATTATTGCGCGTATGCCGGAATTGACATTGAAAACGTGCTGGAGGTAAAGCACGAATACAACAAAAGCCGCCCGTATCGGCACGGCGGCAAGAAGTGTTAATCATGGCGGAGCGGGTGAACCACCCGCCGCACTATAACGCGGGCGGGATTGAGTGTATCGACGCGCTGGAAGCCGCGACAAGCGGGCTTCAAGGTAT